AGCTATCATTTGGGCGTTTTCTATTATAGTTTGGAGAATTTGTCTAACTAATGGTAATATATCTTTAGCTAAATAATCAAACCCTTCAATTACCTTTTGAGCCATTTCGGCTTGTAATTCAGTTAAATTTCTATTTTCTTGTTGTTGAAGTAAAGTATCATTACCTAAGTTATTAATAAGTTTTTTTCTAGCTGCTTCTGCTTCTCCAAGTTTACCTTGTTTTTTTAAAGCATCTATATTTTGTAATTCTAACTTAACTTTTTCACTTAATTCTTCTTTATTTTGTGCACCTAAATTAGTTAATGCTTTTTGTTCTAATAATGAATCAGCTAATTCATCTCTACTCATTCCTATAGCAGCAGCAATTGCTTCCTGCTGGATACGGTTCATTTTACCAAAACTAGCTATATCTACACCTTGCTTAGCTATTTCTCTAGCTACACCTGCAGTATCATTATTTAAGGCAAATAATCGAGCTTGTTCTAAGTTAATTTGTTTACCAGTTAATAATTCAGCTTCTAATTCAGCTGATATGGATGATTCAAATTGAAGTAATGAGTTGGCTATTTTGTCTACACTAGATAAATTTAATCCTAGCTTTTTAGCTTCTATAGCAGCTTGGGCTAAACTTTTACCAGATGCTTGAGTAGATATTTTTATTGCAGAACTAGAATTAGCTACATCTTTAGTAATAGCCTTATAATCAATAGCTGTTTTATTACGAGCATTACTTAATATAACTTCTCCTCTAAGTTCATTTCCTGCTTCTTTAAGGTTTTGGTCTGTAGCTAAAGTAAATGTTGCTAATTTGTTTGCTTCATCAGCAGATAATCCTAAGAATTTAACTTGTGTAGCTAATTCCTCTGTTATGTCTCCGGTAAATGCAGCTGTTGTACCTAAGGATCTAGAAAGATTTTCAGATGCAGCCTGTAATTCTTTTCCTGTTAAACCAGTAATAGATCGAGCTGTCTCGTTGTATGCTAAAACTAATTTTTCAGCAGACTCCCTAGACATATTAGTGGTGCGAGATAATGAGGTAATTCTCTCATCTAGGTCTTTTACACCTTTAACAGCCATGCTCATTCCTAAACCACCTAAACCTTTAACTAATGCTCCACCTAGTGCTCCACCACCTGCTAAAAGACCACTTCCACCTTCAGAAGCTGCTTTTCGGGCTGCGTCTGAAGCTATTTGGAAATCTTTAAATACTTTACTTAATACGGGTATGTCTTTAGCAGCGTCTGATAAATCATCAAAGAATTTGGTTTTATTATTTAGTATCTCAAATTGTTCTACTATTTTACCTGCTGCTTTAGCTTGGTCTCTTAATTTTTCAGCACCATCTTCATATGCTCTGGCTACTCGGTATGCTGCTCTAGCTTGGGCTTGGGTTAAATTAACAGATTCATCTTTTAATCGTCTAGCTTTAGCCTCTAATCTAGTAGCCTCTTCTTGGGCTTTGCGAACTTTATCTTGGAATTTAGCTTGTTCTTTTCTAGATGCTAAGGTTCTAGCATCTGCTTTAGATATAGCATCAGATAATGCTTTAGAAGCACTAAAACTCTCTTTTAAAGCATCAGTAGTTTCCCCAGTTTCTTTGCTTATAGATTTTAAAGTTCGAGCTATAACTTTACTAATATCGGATAAATAGTCAATGGTTCTATTTGCCTCAGCTCCAATGCCTTTTATATCGTCTTCGCTAAGATTACCTACTTTTTTTGCCATTTAAGATGTTTTGTTATAAATATAGAGAGGTATCACTTTTTTGATACCTCTGTATTATATATGGGCACTCGTTTAGTGCGTTGTGCTTGTAGTTTGGCTTCGTCTCGGGCTGCTCCCTCCATCCATGATTGCTCGGATTGGTTATTTGCCTTGTTATAGTGCTCTTTTAATAGGTTAAACGTAAGTAACCTTAACCATACAGGCATATTATAAACAGTTTCCCAATCATATCCGCCATTACCATGAAATACTATTTCATGTATTTGTCTAAATAAATTTCCTCTATAATCAAGCGTCAGGCCAAAAAAAGTTAACCCCGATTGGGAGAGAAACGACCTCCTCACCGCCCTCACTATTAGTTAAAGTAACATCTAAATCTACATCTGGTGTTAATTCACTGTAAAATTTTCTAAATTCTCTAGCATCACGTGCTAAGAAATAGTTGTTAACAAATTCTCTAATTTCTTGTGGGTCTTCTGATCCATTAATAGCTGTAATTATGTTACCTAATCTTACAGTTACTTCACTAGTGTTATTTTTATTTATTTTTTGAAGACCTTTTATTTCTTGGTCAATTCTATTCTCATCGCCATGTGTTAATAATTTAAAACGAATGGTGTTTTTAGAATGAGGTAATGTATAAGTAAAATTATTTGAAGTAGCTTTAGCAAAATCCGGGTGTAATGGTTTTGCTTCTAATGATGATAGATCTACTTCTTGCTCTACACCATTATAGTTAAACTCATACTTAGAGCCGTATGATAAAATACGAGCTGCTACCATAACAGCATTTTTATCTCCTATAAAAAGATCATTGTAATCTATTTTAGATACAATTAATGACTGTAATAATTTATCAATTACAGTTCCACTCTTAATATAGTTTTGGTTTGTTAATATGTCTTCTTCTTTAGCAGTCATATACTTCATTTCAATTTTTCCTGAAGCTAGTATACTGTCTTTTGGGTAAAGGAGACCTTTTGAAGGTAATTCCACAACTTCTGTTGGGATGCTTAGTTTATTTTCACTCATAGCTTTTTATTTGTTATAACTTTTAATGTCTTATATAAATATATACAAACTACATTTTATTAACGAGCCTTATAGTTTGTTTTCATATATGAATAATATTCGTTTGCAGGTTTCCAGACCTGATCAAAGTTTTGAGGAGCACTGCCTGTTACCCCCGTAACATTATGTGCCGGGTATACTGTAGTGGTATTTGGGTTAGTAGGTGAGTATACTTGAGATTGGTTTAGTGCATTTTGGTTCTCTACATCTAATGCAGTTTCGTCTAATATATTAGTTTGGGGGTTAGTACTTATATCTCTTATTATAGTATAACTATCTAAATATGTTTTTTCAGGAGTATATATTTGGTTATATTGAGATGGGGCACTTTGGAACTCACCTAGACTTACTTGAGGAGAAACATATGGGTATTCAGTAGGATAACTAATAGCATCTGGGGTAGTAGTAGTTGTTACTGCTTTTTTGTCTGTGTTATCCAGTCCAGTTTCATCTAATGTGTTGGTTTGAGTATTAGTAGCTACAGATCTTATTTGGGTGATATCATCTAAATATGTTTTACGGGGAGTATACTTTTGTGTGTATTGTGTAGGTGAGCTGTTGTATTCTCCGCGCGCTAACTCGGGGTAATTAGTATTAATAAGTGGGTTATCGGTAGTCGATGCAGCTGACGGGTTCTCAACATCTAAACCCGATAATTCAAGACTATTAGCTTGAGCATCAGGGTTTGAGTTAGTAGCATATCCATTTTCTTCATTCCATTGCTGTGAAAAAGGTTTAGTTGCCCCGCCAAATTGGCCCTGGGCAAATTGGGGGTATTGGGTAATTAAGTCAGTGTTAATAGGGTCATCTAAACTTGTTTGGTCTAAAGAATCTGCTGCTGCGCTGCCTCTATTTACTAACCCTTGTGTTGTTGATAGATATGTTTTTGCAGATGAGTATCTTTGTGTAAATTGAGATGTAGCATCGCTTTTAATATTAAGAATAAGGCTACCATCTTTATCTAATAATCCTAATAATCCTCTAGTTGGGGCTTGAGTTAAAGATACAGCATATGCTGTGTTATCAGTTTCATTGTTACTAGCGCCGGGTGATACTAAATCTTGTGACATATTATTTTATTATAAATATTAAAAAAAGAAAGCTCGCTGAAAGCGAGCTCTTTTTATTGTTAAGTAGTGAGATTAGAAGTTTAATACGCAGTAGTCGACAGCTACAGTCATTGTGATATTAACAGCTTGATCGGCTTGATCCCAACTATAATCACCAAAATTAGCGTCTTTAATAAATGCGCCTTTAAGAATCCATTCACTTACTACGTCTCCTACAGGTCCTAAAACATCTAATACTAAATCCTTTTTATAAAAGTCAGAATATCCATCTCTACCTGTTACTGATTCGTGGTGTAAGCGTACCCATTCCATTACTGACTGGGCACCTGAAGGGGTGATTGGGTCAAATAATGTCATTTGTACATCGTTCCATACTGTTTTTCCTTTAACTTTGCGTTGTACGTTGATATGGTTTAAAGGTACTTCACCTTGAGTTAAAGTAATTGCGTTTACTCCCTTCACAATGTAGCTAGGCACACCATCCATATATAGGATGAATCTGTTAGCCTGTTTGGGCTCAAATGCTGTGAAGAATATTTCGTTTGAATTTAATATTGCCATGTTTTCTGTTTATTATAAATATTCAATCTTTAAATCTTATGCTGGGAAAGTAGCCCCAGTTGGTGTAATATTGAAATCTAAGTAAATAAATTCAGCAGTCTTTGTAGGTTGGATATAAATTTGTCCTACCATTTGATTTTGATCAATCACTGTTGGAGTATTATTACTATCATCCATTATTACTTGGAATGCATACAATCCTTGTCTTTGTTGAACACTTTCTAAGTATGGGTTAACTTGTGCTAAGAAGTTATTTCTTGTAGCAGCTGTATTTTGTTCAAATACTAAGTTATTAGCTACTTGAGAAATATACGACTTAAGAGCAATTAATAAGCGACGAACATTTACACGATCTAAAGCACTTGCTCTAGTTTGTAATGTCTTTTGTCCAAATACTACTACCCCTGTTCCAGCTAATGTTGCAATTGGGTTTACTTTTCCATTGTATAAAGTATCTCTATCACCTTGTGCTAAACGTCTTTCAGCTCTAATTACAGTGCTTAATCCACCTCTGTTTATACCTGCTGGTGCAAACCATGGCTCAGAAACACTATCATTATAAGCATATACTCCACCTATTACAGTTGAAGCTGGTACCCAAACGTTTTGACCACTGTCTGGGTCTTGGACTTGAACCCAAGGCCAGTATGAAGCAGCATATGAAGTATTTCTTGTAGCAGCTTGTCCAGTTACAGATGTAATACTTGCAGCTCCGTAAGCTACTGGGTCTAATACATAAATAGCATCGCCACGATTTTGAGTATTAGTAATGATTGTACTTACTACTGATGCATAATCTGTGTTATATACACCTGGGGTTAGTAATACATTATATTTGTAATCATCTTGGTTAGCTAATAATGCTAAGCTATTTGTGTAGTTAGATGCTACTAAACCTTGAGTGTTTGTGCTATTAATGTTTTGGTAGAAATTAGCTCCAGCTATTATATTTCCAGCTGCTCCACCAAACGATCCACTAGCATTAATAGGTAATAAGCCAGTATATGCAGCATTTGGAGTTCCATCATTATTAAAATAATTAGGAGTAGTGTAGTTAACTGTTTTAACACGAACATAATTTGAACGGTTAGGGAAGCTACCTGTTAACTGTAAGTAAGCAGTTTGAGTACTACTATCTGTTTGGTAAGTATACTTATAATCACCTATTACATTTGATACGTAATTTGAAGCAAATGGATCTAATGATAATCCAGTCCAAGTTTCTAATACTGTTTGGTTAAGATTATTATCATTACCTTGACGAATTAATAAATCAAATGTTCCAGAAGCAGTATTTGAGTTAACGATTTGCCATCTTAAATTATCTGCAGATCCACTTGTTAAAGATCCACTAACTTCAGGACTAGTACTGTTTGCTACTATTCCTTCAGTAAATGTTTCTAATATTATCACCGGAGTAGACGCTCCACTAGCACTTACAATAGCACTACTTGTAGCAGGAGTATAAGTTCCATTTACTACACGAGTTACTAATAATGATTCTCCTCCATTAACAAAATAGTTATATGCTGCTATAGAAGTGAAGTAAGTATAAGTTTGAGCACTGGTAGCTGATCCACTTGATAATGTGGTTCCAAAGAGTTGTTGGTATTGGGAGTAAGAAGTAACTACCGTAGGTATTCCTACTCGTCCTTTTACTGTTGGACCGATAATAGCTGCTCCTACAGTTACAGGACCTTGAGATACAAATGAAGTATCATTTTCTCTCGCTAATACGCCTGGTGATATTAAAGTTTCTGCCATGGTTTACGTTATGTTTGTTTTAGTTATAAATATCTTAAAAAACGTCAAAATCATGAAACCGGGATGAACTCTCCTTTTTCTAAATCAATATTTCCGTCACCATATTTTTCTTGAAGTTCTTTAGCTACTTTAGTTTCGTCTTCAACTTGTTTTTGAAGTTGTGCTTTAAGAGATTGTTTATCTAATTCTAAAAGTTGAATACGATACTCTACTGTTCCTAATGCTTGAATCAAGTTAGATTGGTTAGTTTGAATTGTCTTTAAAGATTGAATTTCTTCTTGTGTTAAAACTTTGTTTTCCATAAAATTATTTTTGTTATTATTTATTATAAATATCACGAAGGAGTTGGTAAGTTATTAATATCTACCACTGTTTCTGAGGTTACTACAAGTTTGTTTCTGTTTGAAAATTTACTTACAAATGTTGTATCTTTTTGTATCGTATCAGGTATAATATAACCATGCATTTTAAGAGTAAAAGTGCTTTTAACTATTCTCTCAGCATTGTCAGATAATTCTACAGTAGATGAAAATGAATCAATATTTGTTTTAAATTTAAAACGCTCAGGATCACCCCAATATGCATCAGAAGCGTACTCAACTGCCTCAATTATTTTATTTAGTTGTTCATTATAGTAAGTAAATACAGCACAATCATATGTCACTGTTATATAATCAGGTACAACTGTAGCGTATAATATTTGTTCTGGTTTAATTTCATTAAGAATATTAAATTTACTATAGGCGTTTTGTTTACTATATTTTTTACTAGTTACAGCTATATTATTGGGTTGATTAGCATCTAGTTTATTTGCTAAGCCTCTATTTTTTTCAATACTATTTCTTTTAAACATTAATAACGGAGCCATTATTCTACCATTCAAATCTCTATAATATCCATCTTTTTGAAATGATTTCCATTTCTCAGGTGAACCATAAATAACAGACACAGGTATTAATTCTCCATTTTGTTTAACTGTTGGTCTAATAACATTTTGAAAATAATACATCACAGCCCAATCTAGATCTTCTAAACCTACTGAGAATGGTTTTACAGTATCATCTTTAAAAGATGTTTGATTGGCTCTATTAACACTGTTAGCATCATTAGGATTACCAGTAGGAGAAAATCCAGGACCACCTGGTGTAAGTGGTTCTTGTAAAGATTCACTTATTTCTCTTTGTGTTTTAGGTGTTACTTTTCTTTGGTTAGCCATTATAATCTTTGTTTAATAATATTAACACGATCTGCTGGTATATAATGGGTGTCACAAACTAAACTTACGTTATATCCAAATTGATCTAAACCTGGGTTTAGTGGATTTGTGTTGTAAGGATATTGAGGATCTTTACCTGCAAAGTATTGAGTATGAACTGTGTTATCAATCTCAAAATAGCTCTCTTGATATAAGATAACATCTCCTACTTCAGGTAGAATATTAGCATCTACTAGATCGTCTCTTAAAAATGCTACTTTAATACTCCAGTCAAAATCAACACCAAATTCATTTGTAGGACTTGTATTAGCACTTACTGTAATTAAGGAATTCAATAAAATAGGGCCATCAAAAAACTTACCACCAGATGATTCACCATACATGTTTACTTTAGTTTTATCTAAAATATATTTGTAAATAGCAACTTGTTGGGTAATAATATCTCCTAACAACTCACGGTTGATTTTTCTAAACATTGAAATATCTCTTGCTCCTCCAAATAGTGCCATTATCCGATAAATATAGTCATTGGTACATTGTTAATTTCTTGTCTTCTAAAATCACTTTCTTGTGCTCTTCTTTCTAATTGAGAACGTTTAGACATATCTCCTAAATATGCTCTTAATCTTTCAATTAAAGCAGTCTTATCAGCAGTAGCAGAAGATAGTAAATCAGCTTGGTTTAAGGTCATGTTTTGGTCTGGGATAGGAACAGTAGAGTATTTACCTCTAACATATCCTAACATTTCTTTACATAATGCTAAAGTGTATTCAAATATCCATTGACGCCCAATAGAATTAACTAAACTATAATTTGGATTAGTATAAGGAGCATTTGAAGGATTTGTTACTAAATAATCACTCCCACTTGGTTGTGTTATACTATTATTTATTCTATCTTGTACTTTAATATACTCAAACCATAAAAATCCTTCTCTAGTATCACTATCTGATGGTATAGGGAATATAGTTATTTTATTATTTATAATATTGAATGTGTAAGCTGATATACGAATTGTGTTACTTAATTCTATACCTTGAACTACAGCAGCATCATATGCTACTGGCATCATTAGGTATCCACCTCCATATCCTCCACCATACATTCCACCATATAAACCAGCAGCTGGTACTCCTCCTAAACCTGCAAATCCTCCAAATGGAGCATACAATTGACTTGTAGCTGGTATGTTTTGGTAAAATACAGATTTAATTTCTATTCCACCTACTATACTTTGGCTTACAGCCCATTCTGCTAAATCATAGGTTTGAACTCCAGATGTTAAAGCTAACGCTCCACTATAATAAGTTACATTTCCACCTGCTCCAGCTTCTTCAGCATATTGTTGAGACAAACGTACTATTGTTGCCATATTAGGCGTAATAAGCGCGTTATTTACACTTGTGTCCGCAGGTGCACCCTCTAGCGTTAACATATTATCCATTGCTTGATAAGCGTAGATCTCGTTACCATATGTAGTAATTGCTTCTTCAAAAGCAGCATAGAAGTTTAAATCTTGTAATTCAACTTCCATTATGGGATATCCTAATCGACGAGCGCAAAATGTAGTTACTTTATCAGCATCGATTTGAAATTGGTAGTCATAGTCATAAAACCCAAATGGAGTATTTCCAGGTACAAATGAGCTAGAACCAGGATATATAGGAATATTCATGTGTTAGATTTTGTTATAAATATATCAATTTATGACAATCCAAATCTAGTTTTTCCAGCGTTGTAGTTTTGGAGTACTTCAGCTTGAGAGAGTGCTCGGTTGTATAATCCTAAACTAGCAACTGTCCCATTTCCATATTCATCACCTCTACCTAATGATAAAGGTGTTGTATCAGTGTTTGTGGGGAATGTTACAGTAGCTGATGTGTAACCTAAACTACCGTTTATGTATCCACGAACATTAGTTCCATCATATGTGAATACTATATAGTTCCAATTAGAATTTACAGCATTTGGAAGACTAAATGTTTGGTTTTGTCGTTTAAAAAACATAAAACCATTATTTAAAGATGTATAAAACATAATATACCCAGTACCACCAGGTCCAGAATTTCCTTTACTGAGTGGTCCTGGGTATGTATTTTTTAGGGTTATGGCTTTATGCCATAGACTTATAGTAAAGTTTCCATTTAATCGTAAATCGCTAGTATCAGGTATTGAAGTATAATCATCTACTCCATCAAATACTATACTACCACCATTATTTCTATCAAATGTAGGTCCATTTATTAAACTTCCATTAGTATTATTCCCACTAATATCTCTCCAAGTAGTACTACCACTAGTATAACTCTTTGTATTACCAGCATCTAATGCTAATACTAATCCATTAGTAACAATACTATTTCTTGTGTTTACAGCCATATTATGATAATCCGAATCGTGATTTGAGTGCGTTGTAGTTTTGGGTGATTTCTTGTTGGGAGAGTGCTCTGTTGTAAATTTGAGTAGTATAAATATTGCCTTGTAAATATGCTGTTGTCTTGTTTCTAATAGTAGCGTATCCTAATTCATATAAGCCTGATCCTAGTACTGTAGAATTAGTAAATATTCTAGAGGTTTGTTCAATTCCATTTAAGTATGGGATGTTAGTTGATCCGTTTCTAGTTAAAGTAATATTATTAATAGATGCAGGTATATTAGTTGTTGATGATATTACATATGATGTGATGCTACCGCTAACATAATATGCTGTTAATTCTCTAGTGCTACCAAGGGTATTAGCGGTAATTAATAATGCAGGAGAAGTTACATAGTTGTTTGAGAATATAAAGTGCTCTTTATCTCCAGAATTGTTTAATTTAAACCATATACTTATTGTAAAATCATTTTGTATTAAGTTTTTTGTTCCTAAAGTACAATAACTACTAGTTCCATCAAATTGTAAAACACGATTATTAACTGATGGGAAAGTAGGAATACTTCCTGAGATACTAGAACTTGCTAGAGTTGTTGTATTGTTGTTCCCAGATAAATCAGACCATGTATTTCTCCTTCCATTTGTAGATGTACTTATAATGTATGGAGTAGCATATGAAGTTGCTTCCACTTGAGCACCCCAAACATACCATGTTGCTGTAGAGCCAGAAACAGCTGCGCCTGTTCTCCCAGCATATATCCGCAGTGTATTGCCTGGGGTAATTCCTGTAGTTTGAGTGTATGATAAACGAAACCAATCGTTCCCAGCATCTTGTACTGTCCATCCTGCGGCAGAACTGCTTATACTATATTGAAAACTAAGACCTGTAAAATCGGTTGAGGTTGTGGCGTTTCTTAATAAAAAAGACCGAGAAGTAGCTGTTCCTTTTTTTGTATATATTGAATATGTAATTGTAGGAGAGGTTGCTATAATACCACCCTGTGATACAATTGCTGGGTTTAGGTAAGCATTTGTCTCATCTATTAATGTTGCTGTAGGAGTTCCATCAGGTGCTGTGGAGCCAGTTGTAATTGTATCATAAGTACTTTTATTCCATATGGATTGTGAAAAATTTTGGCTCCATAAAGCTAAGTTCACTGTAGGATCTACGGGTATAGATTTAGAATTTAAAGCATCTAAATTTAATACTAATCCGTTTGTTACTATGGTAGGTGTTCCGTATATCATAAGCCAAACCTTCCTTTTAACGCATTATAATTTTGGAATATTTCAGTAGTAGTAAGCTCTCTGTTGTACACTTTTAGTATGCTATAGCTATTACGAGCGTTACCACCAGATGCTCCAGATAGATTTAAAGTTCCATTACCACTAATTGAGGCAGATGGGAATGGTATAGTAAAGTTAACAGTAGATTGTAGAACATTATCAATATATAAATTATATCTATTCCATTTACCAGCACTTCCAGAAAAATTCATCACTATGTGATGATATTGGTTAACCCAGATTGCATCTGAGTATGTAGTTGTTGACAATGCAGTATGAGACCATGTTGCTCCATTATTGATAAAAGTACGTATACTATGATTACCAGGTGTACCTTGACTCCAATCCCATAGTGTTAGGCTGGCATTGCTGTTATATGAACCTATTTGCATTATTCCCGGTGATTCACTTTGATTTGCAAATCCGCTTCCAGTGGTAGCTGTTTTATACCATAATTCAATAGATAAATTTTCACTAAATGGGAGACTGCCTGATATATTAATAGCTTCTGCTCCACCTACTCCAGCAGATTGGGTAATAAAAATAGCAGGTGGGTTAGTTACAAATGAGAATACAGACGATGCTTTTTGTTGCATTGAAAATGATCCAGTTGAAACTATACTACTCCACACTGTGCTTCCAGATGTATAAGACTTAGGGTTAGCAGCATCTAATGCAAGTACTAATCCATTAGTAACTATTGGAGGTGTATTTTTGAATATAGCCATAATTAAGCAAAACTTGAACTTCTATATCTTGTTCCATCGTATATAAATAGCAATGACCCACTCCAATATGCACTTCCTGTTTGTGGAGCAGTGGATTGAGATAATGGTAATATAAAGCTACCACTTACCCTCATTGTTCCGTAAATATTTACTTGTGAACCTGTCTTTTCGAATATTTTATTTGGGAAATCATATATGTTAACATCCCAGTTACTTGTAGCTTCTATAATTGGGATACCAGATACATCATTCACCATGTAAATGCTTCCTGATGTTACATCTGTTACTGTTAATTGGCTACCAGCACTTGTTGATCC